TTATGGACGCATTATGGACATTCCTGACACCGGGTTTAGAGTCACTGCATCTTGCAGGAAATCCGGTGCAAAGTGTGCATAGGTCATAGTTTGCTGAATGTTCGAATGACCTAAGATGCGTTGCAATGTGATTATGTTACCTCCATTCATTATAAAATGTGTGGCAAATGTATGCCTCAAAACATGCACGGCCTGTCCGTCTGGTAAATCGGGTTTAACCTCTTTCAAGGCGTTACGTACTTTGTAGTAACTTGCATTAAAGAGCTTGCCCGAGCTTTTCGTCTTGATCCGTTTTATTAGCTCGTGTGAAACGGGGATTGTCCGTCGCTTTCCGTTTTTTGTTTTCATAAACGTAACCATCTGATTAATGATGTGCTCCGCTTTCAAACCTGAGACCTCGCCCCAACGGCCACCGGTGGAAAGGCAGACGAGAGTAGCGTTTAGTTCATCCCCATCGAGACGGGACAGCAGTAACGGAATCTCATCCTGTGACAAAAACGCCATTTCGGTTATGGCCTCGCGCAGTGGTTTGACCTCCCTAAATGGGTTGCTAGAGTGGTATTCACCAGCATCAATTAGCTTTGTAAACACACCGCTCATTATTGCCAGATGTCGATTCACGCTCGCCGGTTTTAAACCTTCGTTCATCATTACAACGCGATAATCAGTTATGGTTTTCCTTGTTAGCTGGTCAGCTCTGGAAACCCCCATTTCGGCAAATTTGGCGACGATTGTCGTCAATCTGCCTCGCTCAATCTCACCCCGTTCATGCGTTCTGCCGTGGTATATCCACCATCGGTCTAATAACTCTTTCAACGTTCGGCGGTCTGCCGGTTTTTCTAACCACTCTTTGTTATGGTAGTTGACCAAAACATGACGCTCGAAAGCTTGAGCCTCGCCTTTTGTATTAAATTTGCGCCTGATGCGTTTTCCGTCTGCACCCTGCGGCCTAACGTCCACTTCATAACGACCATCATCGAGTTTCTTAATACTCATGAAACCCTCCGATTTACGTTTTGTTTGATTTTGTAACTCGTCTTACCAGTATGTTGCGTGTACTTCTCCACCAATAAGAGGCACTTTACATGCATGTAATGGCGGTAAAGTGTTAGCCAATCTTTTTGTCTGAGTGCTGCGAGGTTGTTTCGTCTTGCCCAAAGTGTGCGAGAGCCGGAGCTATCTGTCCGGATGCAGGATCTATCTCATCAAACATGAACCAATCGCGGTACTTGCGGAATCGTGGGTGCTTCAAGAGGCGAACTACAGCGTCGTGAGAAATTGATGACTTACCATTTTCATATCCAACATACGTGACGTAATTAATGCCTGTCATTTCAGCCACTTCCTTCTTCTTAAGACGCTCAGACTCGCGGATTAGCTTAAGTTTCTCTTTAATCTCGATTGACATAAATAATCAGATCTCTTATTTTTGGTCTCATCTTAAACCCCATTACAAACGGAAATCAGCTTTAAGTGGCTCTGGTTGTATGGGAACCAAGGCGGAGGATACCAAAAGTGAGTATTGGATCAGAGAGAAATAATGAATCCGTAGATAATTTGTCGGATGCGCCAGAAAGTGGCAAAAGCCGTATACAACTGGCCTCTACACCTTCTGACCTGTTATCTAAGGAGGGCTTCGCACTCTATATCGGCAAAACGCCGCGTGCAGTAGTGGAAATGGCGAAAGCTGGCAAGCTTCCGGCGTTCTATATGACTGACCCGTTAAAGCCGGGCGGAAAGGCCGAGCTTTGGGTCAACCGTCGTGAGTGGGATAAGTATGCCGCGCAACTGGTCGAGGAAGCTCCGACCGAGTGGCACGATTGGAAAAATCGCATTAGTTACGGCAAGTCAGGCCGTGCTCGTGCAGCTTAAAGGAGTGAGAAGTCATGAAAACAAGTTGTAACGATATTGAAATCGCACAAAATGCATTAGAGATAATTGAACAGTTGCGCAGTCTGCCGTTAACTATTGAGAGCCAGAATCGGGCAGCGAATCTTTTGGAAAATATCGAGTGCGAAGTGCTCGAAATGGCTAAAAAGCTCGCAATGGTTAAAGCGCCATCAATTAACTGCTTTGTTAATCTGAGTAAGGACAGTAAACATAGCGCCAGTTTCTGCCGCCCATATTATTTCAATGGTTCTCATGCCGGTAATATTCATTACATGGTTGAGCATTTCTGCGAATCTAATTTTAATCGCGTTGGCGATGTTATCGATGGTATGGATAATTTCATTTCCTCCCGATTCATTGAAGAGAAAACCCCATCACGCGATACATATGGTTGCTTGCGATTCGATACGTCAGTGTTACGAGCTATCGTCAATTCAGCATCTGTTGTAGCGATTACTGAATCCAAACAACGCTGTGCTACTGCTGTTATTCATCTGGTCTCAGGTAAGGAACTGGATACTGAACTTCCTTATGAAACGCTTGTATCTGCTTATTTAGATTATTTAGGCAAAGAACGCGGGACGGTTAAGCGCCCCGCAGGAATTTAAAGCTGAATGCCTTTGGTTGGATTTTTTCTACCGACATTAGTGCCAAAAGTTCTGTCGAGGGCATCGCCTAATTCTTTATATAAATACGCGATTTCTTGGCGGTCTTTTGTAGAGACCTTTACAGACTCTAATTCATCGAGAGTCTTTTCGAGTGTTTCTCCGAGAAGATTGATTATTTCCTTTTCAATCATGTTTACCTCTTTTGTGGGTGATTGTTTTTGGCGATTCGATCCTACCACAAGACCACGCGCCGGACGTGGTTAAAAACCGGCTCGATTTCAGGAGGAGTTATGCAGGAACCACGTTGTATTGCTCAGTTACTCCGTAACGAGAGCCCAAGAGCATTGGATTTCACCATCACCCACGGCCGGGGACGTAAAGGCATCATTATCCGTACCCGTAAGCCTGGCATTCTGGCCGCTGTTGTTAAGCGCATTATGAAAATCAGAGAGGTGTCAAAATGGCTGTGATGACTCTTGATTTGGTACAAAAACAACCTGCTGCACTGCGCGTTGTCATCGGCAAACATCTTGCAGAACCTCGCTGGCAGGACTCCTGCGATTTTTACAATCAGATGATGGAACGCGACCGCCTGACGGTCTGTTTTCATGCTCAGCTTAAACAGCGTCACGCGACCATGCGTTTTGAAGAAATGAACGATGTAGACCGTGAGCGTCTGGCCTGCGCGATTGACGAGCTGCGCGGTGCGTTTTCTAAACGGCGTCAGGTCGGAGCCAGTGAGTCGGCGTTTATAAGTTATCTGACAGTAAGCCAGCGCCGCACTTTATTCCTTCACGCAGGTTTAACTGAAAAGGAATTTAATCAGCCTTACTGGCGAGTTAATGAAGAGTCATGTTATTGGCGTGAGAAATTATTTCGAGCTCTACGTGAGTTATTCAGCCTCTTTGAATATGCCCCAACTATTTTGACCTCGGTTAAGCCCGAGCAATATTTGCATTAACTGAATAAAAGAAATTTTTACGCGCTTGAATGCGTGGGATATGTTTTTGTCTGGAGCCGGGTAAATGGAAAAAGAAATATCAGTTCCTCGCAGCAATATGAAAGAGCTGTTAGCGCAGGCCACCTTTGAGGCACAGGTAGTCATCGCGACGCGTTTTGCGTCTGCGCTCGATTCTCTGATAGCGCACATTTGTAAGTCTGAAATGAACCGCACGGAAATCATTGAGCTGTTGGGGCAGGAGTCCGAAAAGATTCATAACTCTATTTTAAACCAACGTTAAATTTGTAAGGGACTGTATGAGCATTAATATCGTCATCGATAATAAATTCGTAATTACCAGCGACCCATTCCAGTTTATTTTGCAGGAAAAGAAAGTCGCTAAGTCTGGCAAAAATGCCGGTAAAGAGTGGCTCGATACCATTGGCTTTTATCCAACTATCAGCAAGCTCGTTTCCGCTTTAGTGCTGCACAACATTTTAACCGGCGAAGCTCGTCAGTTTTCTGAATTAGAGAAGCAGGTCGAGCAGTTAGGTCAAAAATGTCTCGAAGCATTCACTGCTAATGGTCGTTGAGACCCGGGGGCGCGTTGCCCCCTCGCCACCCCCACCATTATCAAAAAGCACCGGTGAGACTTTCGTCGGTGCTTATCCGTGGAACAAATCCCGCGAGGCCATTGGCCGCGACAGACCCCTTACACGTGCCGAACTCCGTCAGGTGCAAGGTGTTTTAAACCGGATTGACCGTCTGCCGTTTTTCCTGCAAACGCTGTTTACCTCGCGTTATAACTTTATCCGCCGCACAAAGAGCCCTTTGGGTGGGTTGTATTTCCTCAAAAACACATTTGAGCGCAAGCTGTTGCCGCGTCTTGAGCGTGTTAATGAGCTGTGCGGGATGAATGAATCTGCCTCGATAGGTTTTTTATCTGCGCGTGATGAATATGCACGCCTGCCGGATATGAACGACAAAGAGCTCAGGAAATTTGCTGCCAGAATAGCCTCGCAGCTCTGGAGCAGATACGAAGAGTTAAGCGATGCATGGGCGCACGCTCACGGCGGCAGAGAGACCCTCTTCACTGATGAGGCGCAGGCGCATTTATACGGAAAGGTTGCCGGAGTCGCGCGCGCTTTTAACTTTACCCCGATGTATTGGAAAAAATACCGTAAGGGTCAGATGACGATCCGCATGGCATTTTCCGCTATTTCACGTCTGATTAAGGATGAGTGGTGGGTTAACCAGCTCAAGGCGCAGCGTATGCGCTGGCGCGAGGCTCTGCTCATCGCTGCCGGTGAGGTCAACAAAGACCGCTCCCCCTACGCCAGCAAGATGGCCATCCGCGATGTTCATGCGCGCCGCCTGGCTAATCTCGAATATCTGAAATCCTGCGAGCTCGAAAACAAAGTCACTGGCGAGCGTGTCGACCTCATCAGTAAGGTCATGGGGAGTATTTCTAACCCTGAAATCCGCCGTATGGAGCTGATGAACACTATCGCCGGGATTGAGCGCTACGCGGCCAGCGTTGGTGATGTTGGGATGTTTATCACGCTGACCACACCATCGAAGTATCACCCGACGCGTCAGGTCGGCAAGGGCAAAAACAAAACGGTGCAGCTTAATCATGGCTGGAACGAAACCGCATTCACCCCCAAAGACGGGCAGCGCTATCTGTGCCGAATCTGGAGCCTGATGCGCACAGCGTTCAAAGATAACGATTTAGAGGTTTACGGGATGCGTGTTGTCGAACCGCACCACGACGGCACGCCGCACTGGCACATGATGCTGTTTTGCAAACCCGGTCAGCGTAAAGCCATTAACGAAATTATGCGTCGTTATGCCCTCAAAGAGGACGGTCATGAAAAGGGCGCGGCAAAACAGCGCTTTGAGTCACGTCATCTTAATCAGGGCGGCGCGGCGGGTTATATCGCTAAATACATTGCCAAAAATATCGACGGTTACGCACTCGACGGCCAGCTCGACCACGACACCGGCAAGCCTCTGAAAGATACAGCCGCCGCCGTCACCGCATGGGCGTCTACATGGCGCATCCCGCAGTTTAAACCAATTGGCCTCCCGACGATGGGCGCTTACCGCGAACTGCGCAAGCTGCCGCGCGGCGTGAGTATCGCCAGTGAGTTTGACGACCGTGTCGAGGCTGTCCGGGCTGCTGCTGATGAAGGTGAATTTGACCTGTATATCATCGCGCAGGGAGGAGCAAACATTAGGCGTGATGCTCAGGCCGTCAGGGTCGCCCGTAAGGTGACGGATGAGGTCAACGAATACGAGGAAGATATCGAGAGGGTGGTCGGTATTTACGCCCCTCACCTTGGGGCTGACCGTGTCCGTGTAACCCGTACAGCCGAATGGCGCATCGTTCCAAAGGTTTTGGCCGTTGAGCCTTTGACCTTAAAAAGCGGCTTCGCCGCGCCTCGGAGTCCTGTCAATAACTGTGGAAAGCTCACCGCCGGTGGCGATCCAGTTATGACCCCTACACCGTCTGAGCAAGCCGCAGCGGTGTTAAATCTGATTGAGCGCGGGGTTATCGGCTGGAATGAGCCAGACGTCGTGAAAGTGCTTAGCGGTGCGTTGAAAGCTGGTGCGCCGCGCAAAAATCGTCAGCAAAGAAGCAACGCACTGCTCAAAACGAGCGAGCAAGCGCCATCAGCCAGGATGACAAAACCCGAAAGGGATCGCGTCGCAAAAATTCGTTTCGATTTGGCTCAGGAAGGGATTACCCCGGAACGATGGGAGCTCGATGCGCTGGCGCGTGGGGCAACGGTAATTTATGGCGATAAAAAATTCAGATATCCGGTGGCTGATGAGTGGCCGGGATTTTCAATGCAACAGGAGTGGAGTAAATGAGCAAAATTCATGACTTAAAAATCGCACCAGAACATTTTAAGGCTGTGAAATCTGGTGATAAACGCGCTGAGTTTCGTTTCAGTGACCGCGATTTTGCGTGTGGCGATGTCCTCAGGTTAAACGAGTGGGAACAGGAAAAAGGATATACCGGAAAACGCGTGTCAGTGAGGGTAACGAACGTTACCGATTTAACAGAGTGGGTAGCAAATTACGTAATGTTAAGTTTCCAATTAATGCTGGATGACTACGACTGTGGCATGACCATCATGAACTGGAAAGAACTGAGCGAGAAGGGGCTGGTTTTCAGAATTAATCATGAAATTTTACACCCGCTAGGGCTTGCTGTTGGTTATGAAACGACTAACGGGGTTTCGGCTGGGGCTTTCGTCGCAGATGATGGTGTCTGGCAATATTCTGATGAGCTGGTAGCTCATGCGAAAGTAAATGGATGGTTAAGATGAGCCATAGACGTCCGATGTCGGCTAATTCCGCCGCCACGTCGACGATAACAAACGCCACCGGTGCTGAAACTTGTTTTCAGTGCCGGTGGTGTTGAACAACGAGCCCGGCGAGGCGTTAGCGTTTACCCCGGATATCTGCTAAAAGACTGTATGCATATACAGTCTTTTTTTTACGGAGGTTATATGGGCGTCAGTGACTCGAAATTTCAGGTTGTCTATCGTGGTGAGGTTTTAGAGCATTTTAAACCGGGCGGGTGGGTGTTCTTTCAACGTCCAAAAGAGTGCGGCGGTGGGTACTGGTTAGGGCGCACATATCAAGATGTTTTCATGATTGAATATGAGCGGCCTGTATCGCTGAATGAGGGAATGCAATATCTGCTCTTAATGGATGAGGTCGGGTCGAAAAGCGACGAATTTATAACGAATTTTTCACTGTTTTAGCGGCGCATGCATCAGGTGCATGAGTTTGCATTCGATTTTTATTCCTGCGTTTGCCAGCCAGCGCCAGCGCTGGCGCGGCTCGGGGCTGATGATGCACCTGCATTAAAAGCGCCCCGTTAAGCGCGCAGGCGAGGCGGGGATAGCACTGCGCGCTATGTAGGGTATTGACTTTCTTACACCTTCAAGGTTTGATCAGCAAAAAGAGCAAACAAATTAAGGATTTTTAATGGAAAATAATAAAACCCCAATGGTTAAAAAGTTAGCATCTTGGACATTTTCGTTCAAAAATATAGGGTGCATTTCACAAGGTGAAATTGACGCAAAACCACTGACAATCATGTGCGGTAAGAACAATACAGGTAAAACATGGGTCATGTATAGCCTCTATGGTTTCTTAAATATGCCATCACCTTTTTTAAAATTACCTCATGTAGCAAATTTTGCAAAGGATTTAGTTGAGAACGGTAATTTTGAGTTTAACGTAATAGAGTGGATTGAAGCCAACTTCACGACAATAAAAAAAGAATTTAACAAAAGTGCATCAAGGATGCTAGAGAATGTATTTAACACCAGCGATAAAGACATATTCTCAAATTCTACTTTTGATTGGGTTATAGAAGAAGATCAATTAAAAGCTAATGTGCTTGAAAAAAGACTTGAAGTAAGTCTTGTCTTGGGAACTGGCAAAAAAGAAGTCATGTTAATCTCAAAAGAAAGCAATAGTGAAACAATACACATGACGTTGCTTGAGTCTAATTTCCCTAGACTTGAATCCTTCATTAACATGACTTTAAGTCAGTTATTAAAGATAGAATATGATGAAAACCCTGCATTCTTAATTCCTGCGGAAAGGAATGGTCTACATTTATTTTTCAATGAACTAAGCTCAAGGCGGACCGCTCTGTTGCATCATGCATCCAAAGAGCAGTTTGATTTGAACTCCCTATTGAATGATGTCATGAAGTCAAAATATTCTGCACCTATTGCAAATTATATTGATTGGCTTAATGAAATTAAAGTTAACAGAAAAAACAAGAATGGTGAATTTCATAAGCTCGCTGAAGAATTAAAGAAAATAATCTCTGGTAAGTATTCAGTTGACACAGAAGGACAAATTTATTTTTCAACTTATAAAAAAGGGAGTAAGGCGGCAAGTAAAATAGAACTGCATTTATCTTCGTCTACAGTAAAAAGTCTGTTTGGGCTTTGGTTTTATTTAGAGCATCAGGCTAAAACAGGCGACATACTTATGATTGACGAGCCTGAGTTGAACCTCCACCCTTCAAATCAACGTGTTATTGCTCGTTTTCTTGCGAAGCTTGTGAATTCTGGATTGCGTATTGTAGTTAGCACGCACAGTGATTATTTTGTTAAAGAAATAAATAGCTTAATGATGCTTCATACTGTTCCTAAAGAGCTTATTCCAGCAAGAAACAATGTAATGAAGAAGCAGGGGATAAGTGAAGAATCAATCCTTGATCCGGAATGTGTTGCCGCTTACGTCTTTGATAATAATTCCGTTAGTGAAATGCGAAAAACAAACGAAGGAATCAATGCCGTTACTTTTGATGAAGTGATCAACTCAATTAATGATGATAATGATGAGATTTATTATTCTTTGATTGATGGCCGTTCAGTCGATGAGGATGAAGACACTCATGAGTAGTATTGTAAACATTATGCAAGGCTGCATTGAACCTGCATTTCAGTTGAAAAGAGAACAAGAGTGCTGGGCTGTTGTTGAAGAAAACCCAGGGGCGGCCAATAAGAAATTACTGGTGAATGGAAGTGGGATTTATGGGTTTTCTTTAGATTCCCCCAATGTTCCAAAACCCGTATGGAAATTTCTAAAAGCATCTTCACTTGAAGGTATTTGTTCCGTTTGTGATGGGGTTTTTGTAACCAGTTATAAAGGTACTGATTATTTTGTAGTTATTGACCTAAAGTCATATGCAGCAACAGGCGCAGTGAAACAGGTTGTAACTGGCATCCATTTATGCCAATGGTTTTCTTCAGTCTTGAAATTGCATGGTCATTTGAATAGACAAATAAAATATATTGGGGTAATAAGTAAATTGTCTCGAAGACGGCAGGCTCATAAAAGAAATACGGTAAGAAATCCACTGCCTGCTCCACAGATACAGTATGGTTTTCCTGTGTTTACAATTGAAAATGAGACTAGGCTTTCATTAACAAAAGTCTGTCAGATTGTACATGGGTTATAATTTCGCTGAAAATACTTTGCCCCTAAAATGGTATGTTAGGGGCAAGGTATTTAGATTTGATATGTGATGAAATTAATCACTTCCATTCCTAACCAATCGTTTATCTCTCTAAAACGTTCCTGTAACGGGGTTAACTCGTTACGCACAAATACCCGCGCCACCTTCTCGATATCGCCCATTGAGCCGATATTTTCGGGCTTGCCGCCCATAAGCTGGAACGGTACGCGGTGCGCATCGAGCAGGTCGGCGGCGCTCACCTTTTTGATGTTGAAAAAATCATCCTTTGTGGCGACTTCACTCAGCGGCACAATCTTGATGCCATCCGGTTTCCCGTTCGGGGCATAGAAAAACAGGTTTTTGAAATTACCAAGCCCTTTCGAGTCGCGCATCGCGGAGCGCAGCGCCTCGACGTCGGTGCTGCTTTGCGCCGCGTCGGTGACGTACATGATGTAACCCGCGTGCGCGCCGTTCTGGTAATACTTGCGACGAAACAGTGTGGCGGATTCATTCAGCCAGGCAGAATTAAGCGCGCTCAGGTATTCCGGCATCCCGTACAGCTCCTGATTGATGTCAGGCTCAAGCAAATGACAGACTGAGCCGGGGGCGAACTGGTGCGGGTGCGAGAAATCCGACACGTACCAGTAAACATCCTCCTCGACACCCCGGCGGGTGTATTTGGCCGGGGAGGTTTCAAGCTTCATGAGCTGGCCGGTCACGCTCATGCGCTTCTCAAGATAGCCGTTAGCAAACACCAGATAATCGAGCACAAGGCGGCTGAAATCCTGACGGGACAGCAACGGGTGCGGGATGTAGGTACTCGTCAGGATGTTGCGCTTCACGTAAATCGGTGAGCTGTGATGCACAGCGGCGCGCAGGCTTTTCGCCAGCCCGGAGAAGTTTACCGGCGGCTCGTACCATTTGCCGTTATTGATGCACTCGACATAGTCGAGGATATCGCGGCGATCCAGAACGGGTGACGGCTCGCCAAAGGTGAACGCCTCCATTTTCTGCGGTGCGCTGGCGGTCTTGATGGTCTGTTTTGGCTGTTTGTTTTGGCGTTTTTTCATCTTAGTTAATATCCAGAATGGAGGTTGAATGCATACCGCTACCAGCGGAAAGTGGCTCGTTTAACAGGGCGTGCATGGTCGCCCATGCGATATCCGCGTGGCTGGCTTCTTCACTGCGGCTGGCTTCATAGGTGGCACTGCGGCCACTGCTGGTCATGGTTTTGCGGATAGCCATAAATGACTGCGTGATGTCGGTCGCACCTGCGTCATACTCCAGACACCCGCGCCGGATGGTGTCTTTCGCTTTCAGCACCATTGCGGTTTTCATTTCCGGCGTGTAGCGGATGGCGCGCGCTGCCGGGAAGAATGAGCGCACGAGCTGGTAAACCCCCTGGCCGATGCCGGTCGCATCGATGCCGATATAGTCGACCGTGTATTTCTCGGTCAGCGCACGGATGGCCTCGGCCTGCGCGGCAAAATCCATGCCTTTCCACTGGTGACGCTCAAGGATGCGGAACTTGCCACCGGCAACCAGCGGCGGAGCCAGCACCGCACAGCCTGCGCTGTCGCCGGTGTGTGACGGGTCGTAGCCAATCCAGACCGGACGCCAGTTAAACGGACGGTCGGCGAATGGCTCGAAGTCCTCCCATTCTTCCATCGCATCGACCATGCAACGCTGGAGCTCCTCGAACGGGAATACCGACGCCTTATCGTCGACGAACTCGCACATAAACAGGTTACGGAAGTCATCCGCGCTGTTTTCCTGTCTGAGCTGGTCGAGGTTAAACAGGGTGCAGCCACCGGCGAGCGCGTCCTCAATGGTGACAATCTGCCGCCACTGGCCGTCCCCGCATAACATGCCCCCGGCAAGCGCCTGATGACTGATATCGATGTCGACACGTTCGTCGCGGTTACTGCGGCCACGGTTAAACAGCTCCCCTGACCAGAACGGATAAGCGCCGTGCGCCAGCGTCGACGGCGTCGAAAAATAGGTGGTGCGCAGGTGCGATTGCGAGGCCATACCGGAGGCGACTTTTCGCAGCTTCTGGAAATTGGGGATCCAGAAAATCTCATCGACGTACAGGTCGCCGTTGTGACTCTGCGCGGTGTTGGAGTTGGTCCCGAGGAATATCAGCTCTGCGCCGTTGTTGCCGATGACAATCGGGTCGCCTGACAGGTCGACGTCGACCAGACGCGCAAAGGCGATGATGTACTTACGGAAAACGTAAGCCTGCGTTTTACTGGCTGATAAAAATATCTGGTTTTGCCCGGTCTTAAGGGCGCGCAGGAGCGCCTCACGCGCAAAGTAGAACGTTGCGCCAATCTGGCGCGATTTGAGGATGTGGCGGATGCGGTGCTCTAACCCGGCTTTATGCCACCTGAGCTGATACTCAAACGACTGGTCAAAGAAAATCTCTTCCAGCTTTTCAATCGCTTCTTCACTGAAGAAATTGCGTTTCGGCTTTTTGCGATCCCCTTTGTTGCGGCTGGCAATGTTGGGGTTTAAATCCACCTCGTTTCCGGTCTGGCCGTAGCGGTTCACGCGCGCGAGGCGCTCCATCTGGCGCGACAGAAAATCGGCGACCTTAAAGTCGTGCGGCGTCAGGTCGGGCTTGGCGTAAAGCTGGATGAGGCGCGCCTCTAACGTCGACTCAACGCGGTTAATCGGCGCGGTTTCCTCCCATCCATCACGCTGTTTCCAGCTCTGCACCGTGGGGCGCTTGAGTTGCAGCATGTCGCAGATTTGCGGCACGGCGAACCCCTGCCAGTACAACAGCCGCGCCTGTCGTCGTGGGTCATTGAGTAATGAAAGGTCAGTTGAAATGGTCATGCTTACCTCGTTTTGATGTTACGAGGCAAGGCTAAGGAAATGACCGTGCTTAATCGCTAAACCCCTGTTGTGTCAGGGATTGCACTTCCGCAACAGGTGGCTGATGAGGGGCTGAGTCGGGAAACTAACCCCGACCCGAAAACCCAACATCAGGACACCTGAACAATGGCAAAGAAAGTTTCTAAATGGTTTCGCATCGGCGTCGAGGGTGACACCTGCGATGGCCGCGTCATCAGCGCTGATGACATTCAGGAAATGGCCGACACGTTCGACCCGCGCGTCTACGGCTGCCGCATTAACCTCGAACATATCAAAAGCCTCATCCCTGACAGCCCCTTTAAGCGCTATGGCGATGTGACCGCGCTTAAAGCGGAGATTATCAGCGATGACTCTGCGCTCAATGGCAAAAAGGCGCTGTTTGCCAAAATTGCCCCGCTCGATGAGCTGGTCAGCATGGTACGTGCCGGGCAGAAGGTTTACACCTCAATGGAGATCCGCCCGAATTTCTCTAACAGCGGCAAATGCTATCTCATCGGGCTGGCCGTCACCGATGACCCGGCAAGCCTCGGCACCGAATACCTTGAATTCTGTAGCCGCGCCACACAAAACCCGCTCGCCGGTAAAAAAGACCAGCCGGGCGATCTCTTCTCTGTGGCCTCGCTGGCTGAGCTGGAATTTGAGGACGTACCCGACACCATGCTCAACAGCCTGACCGACAAGGTAAAGGCCATTTTTAGCCGCAAACAGGCCAGCGACGACGCTCGTCTTGCAGATGTACATGAGGCTGTGACGACCGTTACCGAGCTGGTGCAAACCAACCTCACCGCCACCGACCAGCGCGTCACCGAGCTTGAGACCGAACTGGCGCAGCTTAAGCAGGACGTGACCAGCAAGGCCGAAGAAAGCGCGCAGGCGTTTAACGCCCTCAAAAACTCCCTCGATAACACCGAAAGCCAGCGCCAGCCGCGCCGCGAGCTTTCAAAAGGTGGTACGGGCGACGAGCTGCTGACCAACTGCTGAAAACCCGCCGGGCGCGCCGCCCGGCCTGATACCTATTACCCGAACAGGAAAAACCATGCGTAAACAAACCCGCTTTAAATTCAATGCCTACCTGACCCGCGTCGCGGAGCTGAACGACATTTCCACCGATGACGTGGCGAAGAAATTCACCGTCGAGCCGTCGGTCACGCAAACCATGATGGACACCGTGCAGGAATCGTCCTCGTTCCTGACGAAAATCAACATCGTGCCGGTCGACGAGCTGAAAGGCGAAAAGGTCGGGGTGGGCGTTAACGGCACAATCGCGAGCACCGCCGATACTGACGGCGATGGCGAGCGTGAAACTGCTGATTTTACCGCGCTGGAGTCCAACAAATACGAGTGCGCGCAGATTAACTTTGACTTCCATATCCGCTATAAACAGCTCGACCTGTGGGCGCGATTCCAGGACTTCCAGACCCGTATCCGTAACGCCATTATCAAGCGTCAGGCGCTCGATTTCATCATGGCCGGTTTCAACGGCATTGAGCGCGCCGCAAAATCTGACCGCAAAAAAAATCCGATGCTTCAGGATGTGGCCGTGGGCTGGTTGCAGAAGTACCGCAATGAAGCGCCAGCGCGTGTGATGTCAAAAATCACCGACGAGGACGGCACGGTCATCTCCGATGTGATCCGCGTGGGTAAAAACGGCGACTATGCGAACCTCGACGCGCTGGTCATGGATGCCACCGGCAACCTGATTGATGAGATTTATCAGGATGACCCGGAGCTGGTCGTCATCACCGGTCGCAAGCTGATGGCGGATAAATACTTCCCTATCGTCAATAAAGACCAGGAAAACAGCGAGTCGCTGGCCGCTGACATCATCATCAGCCAGAAGCGAATCGGCAACCTGCCTGCCGTGCGTGTACCTTACTTCCCGGCGAATGCCCTGATGGTGACGCGTCTCGATAACCTGTCTATCTACTTCATGGATGACGCGCATCGCCGCAGCATCATTGAAAACCCGAAGAAAGACCGCATCGAAAACTACGAGTCAATGAATACCGACTACGTGGTCGAGGCATACGCTGCCGGCTGCCTGATTGAAAATATCAAGCTCGGTGACTTCACCGCACCTGCTGCACCGGAAAGCGGAGAGTAAGCCATGACGAGTCCCGCAGCGCGTCACATGATGCGGGTCTCGGCCTCTGAAACAGCGCGGCGGGCTGCTGTCCCGCTGCGCAATGCAACTGCCTATGAGCAGATGCTCGTTAAGCTGGCCGCAGACAACCGCACGCTAAAACAAATCCGATCCAATGAGCGCAAGGCAGATAAAAAGCGCGAGCTGCTGCCGTTCTATCTGCCGTGGGTGGCTGGCGTCCTCGCAAACGGCAAGGGCGCGCAGGATGACATCGTCATGACGGTCATGCTGTGGCGTCTCGATGCTGACGATATCGCCGGGGCGCTGGAAATTGCCCGTTACGCCATGACCTGGGGCCTGACCATGCCGACCGGTCGACGTCCGACGCCTTACCTGCTGGCCGAAGAGGTGGCACTGTCCGCGCAGCGCCTGCTCGCTGCAAAACAGCCGGTCGAACTGGCGAACCTGCTCGACACCATTGCGCTGACTGAACGCGCTGACATGCCCGATATCGTGCGCGCGAAGCTGCACAAAATCACCGGCTATGCCCTGCGTGATGCGAGTCAACTGCCCGAGGCGCTGGCGCACCTGCAACGTGCGATCCAGTTAGAGCGCACAATCGGTGTGAAAAAGGATATCGAGCAGTTAGCGCGCCAGCTCAGGCCAAAACCTGAACCCGCCCCGAAAACCAAAACGACTAAACCGCGCACGCGCAAACCTGCCGCTAAACCGGCGGCACGGCGCGGGCGTCCACCGAAGGCGGCAAAAGCCGCAGGTTAACCGAGCGCTCCCCGAGCCGGGCGGCACGCCGTTCAATGCGGGTATTCCTTACCCTGACTGCGAACGGCGTCCACCGCCCACCCATTACCCGAGGTTGTCATGACGACGCTGATTATTGAGCCAAAACAAGAGCCGCAGGATGTGCCGGGCGTGGTGATACCGCCACCGGGCGTGAGCGAGCCGGTAATCAAAAACACCCCGTTTTTTCCTGACGTGGATCCGAAGCGCGTGCGGGAGGAAATGCGGTTAGAACAGACCGTTTCCCCCGTGCGCCTGCGCCGGGCGATTAAGACCGCCATCGCGGAGACGAACGCGGAGCTGGGCGAATGGCGCGAGCGTCAGCTCGATGCCGGTTACGCCACGCTGGCGGATGTCCCGACCGACAGGCTCGATGGCGAAAGTGTGCGCGTATTCCATTACTTCAACGCCGTGTGTGCCATGACGACCGCCACGCTTTACGAGCGTTTTCGCGGTGTGGATGCGACCGCCAAAGGTGACAAAAAGGCCGACAGCATCGACAGCACTATCGATGAAATGTGGCGGGATATGCGCTGGTCTGTGGCGCGCATCCAGGACAAAGCGCGCTGCATTGTGGGGCAAATCTGATGAAAGCGTATGCGCTACAGGGCGACACCCTCGACGCGATTTGTGTGCGGTACTACGGGCGCACCGAGGGCGTGGTCGAAACCGTCTTAGAAGCGAATCCCGGTCTGTCTGAGCTCGGCGTCATCCTGCCGCACGGCACGGCAATTGAACTGCCCGAGACCGACAGCGCGGCCAGAACCGAAACGGTGAATCTATGGGACTGAGTATGGAGAAAATCACCACGTTTATCGCCTACTGGCTGGCCGTTGCGCTGGCGTACCTCGGCGCAATGTCGCCCGAAAAGATGGCGCTTTACGTGGGCGGCGGATGCGCCATTTTTACCGCGCTGACGAACTACTGGTTTAAGCGCAAAACGTACCTCTATCTGACGTCACTCGGACTCGACAAGGGGGCAATTCGTGAAATCAATCGTTAAACGTTGCAGTGTGGCCGCAGTGCTGGCGCTGGCGGCGCTGATGCCTGACTTTCGTCTGCTTAACACCTCGCCCGAGGGGCTGGCGCTGATTGCCGACCTCGAAGGTTGTCGCCTGACGCCTTACCAGTGCAGCGCGGGAGTGTGGACGTCAGGCATCGGCCACACTGCAGGCGTCGTCCCGAAAGGGGAAATCACCGAGCGTCAGGCGGCGGCGAACCTTGTCGCGGATGTGATGAACGTCGAGAAACGTCTCGCGGTCTGCGCGCCGGTGGAAATGCCGCAACAGGTTTACGATGCGCTGGTCAGCTTCTCATTCAACGTGGGAACCGGCGCGGCCTGCCGCTCAACGCTGGTCTCGTACATCAAGCGTCATCAATGGTGGCAGGCGTGCGACCAGCTCACCCGTTGGGTTTATGTGAATGGCTCAATCAATAAAGGGCTGGAAAATCGCCGCGCGCGTGAGCGTGCCTATTGCATCAGGGGGATTCAATGAAAGTGATGTTGTTTTTACTGGCCGCGCTGATGGCGGTTGCGCTCTGGCAGCGCCATGAAAACGGCAACCTGATGCGCTCCTTTGAACGGGCAAACAAGGTGGCAGTTGAACAGAAAAATGTGATCGGGATGCTGAAAAATCAGCTTTCCGTTTCGCAGGGAATTGCCAGGAAAAACGAAACCGCGCAGGTCACGTTACGCGGTGAGTTAATCGCCGCCGGTGCAATGGCCGTGCGACGGGAAGAAACCATTACGAGGCTGATAAATGAGAATGAAACGTTACGCCGCTGGTATAGCGACAAGCTGCCTGATGTTGTGCGCAGGCTGCACACCCGCGCCGGTTGCGCCTCCGCCGGTCATTGTTTACAGCGCCTGCCCGAAGGTGAGTTATTGCCCGATGCCGGAAAGCGATCCGGTCGTTAATGGCGACCTGAGTGCAGATATCCGCAGGCTTGAGCACGCGCTCGCCGCCTGCGCGCTGCAGATTGAAAACGTCAAAGACTGTCAGGATAAACTCGATGAAGAAAGCAATCAGCCTGCGCAAGGCGTTAATTGACGCCGTCCCGCAGCTTAAAACGAATCCCGAGATGATGCGCATTTTTGCCGACGAGGGGAATATCGATGCGCGGCTCGCGGCTTCCCTGTCCCACGAGAAAATTTACACTTTGAATGTGATCGTGTGTGACTTTGTGGGCGACCCCGATTTGATATTCGTGCCGGTGGCCGCATGGCTGCGTGAGAATCAGCCGGATATCTGCACGCTCGATGACGGCCGTAAAAAGGGCTACCGTTTCCAGATGGATTTAAACGACGAGGACAGTGTCGACATTAGCATCAGCCTGCAGCTCACCGAGCGCACCCTCATCAAAGAGGAAAACGGCGCTCTGCACGTAAGCTATGCCCCTGAACCTCCGCTGCCCGAGCCCGTCACCCGGCCTAAAGAGCTCTATATCAACGGCAAACTGGTGAGCAAATGGGATGAGTGAATTTAAGCCCTTTGACGACCGGCTCAATGGTCTGATTACTGCCCTGTCACCGGCTGCGCGCCGTAAGCTGGCCGGAGAGATAGCAAAGGAGTTGCGCAAGTCGCAACAGCAACGTATCAAGCTGCAGAAAGCACCGGACGGCTCACCGTATGAGGCGCGAAAGCGTCAGCCGCTTAGGGCTAAAACCGGGCGGATTAAACGGGCGATGTTCCAGAAACTCCGCACGAGCCGGTACATGAAAGCCAGTGGCCGTGAAAACAGTGCGTTGGTGGAATTTACCGGCAAAGTGCAGCGTATCGCGCGTATTCATCAGTATGGCCTCAAAGACCGGCCGAATGTGCACGCAAGGTGCGTGAGATATCCAGAACGCCAGCTACTAGGGTTCAGTCAAGATGATAAGCTTCTCGCCCATGAAATAATATTTAAACTACTTAGTTGAAGCAGCCCCTGTTGGTGAAAGATATGCTTTTTCACTTAGCGCCTACAAAAATTAAACGTAATACATTTACCATTGCATTTCGTGCAGGTAAGATACGGGTAAATTGTTAATGTCCATAGCTAATTTCAGTATGACGCCAAGTGACTAGGTAGAAGAGGAAAATTATGCAACGTATGAATGATATGAGTATCCTTCTTTCAGGGATATATGGGAATCGAAATAAAGATAAGTCATTCGAATATATGTACTCATATTTGACTAGGAAAACAGCTTATCTTACGAGAGAGTTTATTAGAGATGGTAACCGAGATAAAGAGTTACTTAAAAATACTTTCTTAGAAGCTTTGTCATGGCTGTTCGCGATATGTGAAAAGCTCAATGTGCAACCTCAAGATTCATTCTATAAAAAATTTCCAGGGTGTTGTCCGTATTGTCTTGGTAATCCATGTAGTTGTACGCAGACTCACAGAAAACCCGAAAAAATAAAAAGTGCAACTGCGATCAAGGAAGAGCTGTTTCAACAGTATAACGCTATCACACGTAGTAGTTATCCTCCCTATGCGCCCGTAATGATTAATGAGATTTACCCTTCAAATAGAAATATATGGTCTATTTTTGGTGGGTTCTATCACTCATCAAGATTATTTGAAGAGTTGGGTGAGTTGCAGGAGGCATATGCAAAATCTATAGAGGATGAAAACTACAATAAAGAAAATCTTCATGAGGAATGTGCAGATATTTTTGCTTGGTTATTTTCTTTGTGGGGGATTATTTTCAAAGATCTTGATCTCGGGCAGGCGCTTCAAGATTATTATATGAATGGTTGTCCGGTTTGTAATAAAAAAGAATGTTCATGTACAGATTACTCAGGTAAAGTTAGTAAGACGGAAGAGAAAAGAGAGTTTCTAGTTAAACTCAAAGAAGAACTTACTCTTCTATCGAAAAAAGAAGAAACTGGGGAATTCAAAGATAATTTAGATTCAGCTATTCTTGCAATTGATGATGCTGTTAAGTCTGGTAAGGATGCTGATAGCAGAAGGACTTTATCAGAAGTTGAGGGTGTCCTGGATTCAATGGAAAAAAACTCTTCTAAGCTATCTAAGCTTGCAAGCAATGCTTGGGCAATATATGCAACAATAATAAAATTTTTCTGACTTCAAGATTTTTGTACAAGGCCGATCTTTAAAAAAGATCGGCTTATTAATTTTGGTTCATGATTTCTTGTTTTTAGTTATTTAAACTTTTCTCTGATTTTTCGCTTGAAATTCACTTGAAACTCATTTTTTAGTTAGCTTGCTTGGTGGGTTGTTTGTAATAGATTATTGTTGTTTTTTTTATGCTTCGACTTTCTTAGTGAAAATGTAGTGTTTTTAAAGGAGGCATATTTAACAATTTAATAGTTGTCATGGCTTGGAATATTCTCATTGTTTTTTGCGGCTAATAATTTAAAGCTTCATTCTGACAGTAAGTAATCAATAGTTGTATCACCCGCTATAAAACACACCCTCATTGCCCCTTGCCTTGCTAGTCGGCATTCTCTCTGCATGAATAATCTAAATTCTCTGCAGGAAATCGCACGCGCGATCCGCAACCTTATCCGCACCGGCATTGTGACCGACGTTGACCTCGACGAGGGACTGTGTCGTGTCCAGACCGGAGGCATGCAAACCACCTGGTTAAACTGGCTCACCTGTCGCGCCGGTCGCTCTCGCGTATGGTGGGCTCCATCCGTTGGTGAGCAGGTGTTATTACTGGCCATCGGTGGTGAGCTTGATACGGCCTTTGTGCTGCCGGGCATTTTCTCAGATGACAATCCCGCGCCGTCAGCCTCACCCGATGCGCTTCACGTTACCTTCCCTGATGGCGCGGTCATTGAGTACGAACCCGAAAACAGTGCGCTCACCGTGTCAGGTATCAAAACCGCAGACGTTACTGCGTCGGATTCCATCACGGCCACCGTGCCGGTGGTGTTGGTAAAAGCCGAAAGCCGCATCACGCTCGATACACCCGAGGTGGTGTGTACCAACAAGCTGACGACCGGCACGCTCGAAGTGCAGAAAGGCGGGAAGATGTCCGGGAACATCGAGCACACCGGCGGGAAACTGACCTCAAACGGCGTGCAGGTGGATGACCATGCACACGGCAACGTACAGAGCGGCGGAAGCTGGACTAAGGGGACGCAATGACGGTGCGTTATCTGGGAATGAACAGCCAGACCGGCCTCAGTATCTCTGAGGTCGAGCATATCAGGCAAAGCGTGCGCGACATTCTCGTCACGCCGGTTGGCTCGCGTGTCATGCGCCGTGAATACGGCTCGCTCCTGTCGGCACTGATTGACCAGCCGCAGACACCGGCACTGCGATTGCAGATTATGGCCGCGTGCTATTCCGCGATCCAGAAGTGGGAGCCGCGCGTCAGTCTGACAACCATCACCTTTGAGCGGTCGGAGACCGACGGTGGGCTGTATGTCGATATCACCGGCACGCGCTCGGCTAACGGCCAGCCCTTTTCCCTCACTATTCCACTGAGTTAAACGCTATGGCAATTGTTGACCTTAACCAGCTCGCCGCGCCTGATGTTGTGGAGGTGCTGGACTATGAGACCATCCTCGCGGAGCGTAAGGCGACCCTCGTCTCGTTATACCCGGAGGAACAACAGGAGGCAGTGGCGCGCACGCTGACCCTCGAATCCGAGCCGATTGTTAAGCTGCTGGAGGAAAACGCCTACCGGGAGGTTATCTGGCGACAGCGCGTCAACGAGGCCGCGCGTGCGGTCATGCTGGCTTATGCAGAAGATGCCGACCTTGACCAGATAGGCGGAAATTATAACGTCGAGCGCCTCGTCATCACCCCGGCAGACGACACGACGTTTCCGCCCACGCCAGCCGTAATGGAGTCGAATACAGACTACCGTCTGCGTATCCAACAGGCTTTTGAGGGACTGAGCACCGCAGGCTCAAACGGTGCATATCAGTTTCATGGCCGCAGCGCCGACGGGCGTGTCGCGGATATTTCCGTCATCAGTCCTGAGCCTGCGTGTGTGACCGTGTCTGTGCTGTCGCGTGAAAATAACGGCGTGGCCTCTGACGAGCTGCTCGCTATCGTGCGCGATGCCCTGAACGACGAGGACGTCAGGCCGGTGGCCGACCGCGTGACCGTGCAGTCAGCGAAAATCGTCGACTACAAAATCACTGCATCGCTTTACCTTTACCCCGGCCCCGAAAGTGAGCCGGTGCTCAGTGCGGCAAAAGCAAAGTTACAGGCGTATATCACCGCGCAGCACCGGCTCGGGCGTGACATCCGTAAATCGGCCATCTATGCGGCGCTCCACGTCGAGGGCGTGCAGCGTGTCGAGCTGGCCGCGCCGGTGGCTGACATCGTTCTCGATGACACGCAGGCGTCATGGTGCAGCGAGTACAGCGTCACCATAGGGGGCAATGATGAATGACACACGACTGTTGCCGGTGGGCTCCTCGCCGCTTGAGGTGGCGGCGGCGCGCGCCTGCGCTGAAATCGAAAATACCCCTGTACCCCTGCGCCGACTCTGGAGCCCGGACGACTGCCCGGCAAACCTCCTGCCGTGGCTGGCGTGGGCGTTTTCCGTTGACCGGTGGGATGAGAACTGGCCGGAGGCCACTAAACGGGATGTGATCCGCAATGCCTGGTATATCCACGCACACAAAGGAACGATTGGGGCAGTGCGCCGCGTGGTGGAGCCGCTCGGCTACCTGATAAACGTGTCTGAGTGGTGGCAGACAAACGACCCGCCCGGCACGTTTCGCCTCGATATCGGTGTGCTCGAGACCGGCATCACTGAGGAAATGTATTACGAAATGGAGCGGCTTATTGCCGATGCAAAGCCAGTCAGCCGCCATCTTATCGGACTCAATATTATTCAGGACATTCCCGGCTATCTGTACACCGGCGCCCTGAGCTATGACGGCGACATCATCACGGTTTATCCCGGATAAGTGAGAGCACAATGACAGTGAAATATAAAACGGTCATCACCAAAGCCGGTGCAATCAAGCTGGCCGCAGCGACCGTCCCGAACGGGAAAAAAGTCAGTTTTACGGCGATGGCCGTCGGTGACGGCGGCGGTACTCTGCCGGTGCCTGACCCGAACCAGACAAAACTCGTTAAAGAGGTCTGGCGTCATGCGCTGAACAAAATCAGCCAGGACAGGAAAAATAAAAATTATGTCGTGGCGGAGCTGCTTATCCCGCCTGAGACCGGCGGTTTCTGGATGCGCGAGCTCGGCCTTTATGACGACACCGGCACGCTGATTGCGGTCGGTAATATGGCCGAAAGCTACAAGCCAGCACTGGCGGAGGGCTCAGGCCGCGCGCAGACCGTGCGAATGGTTATCATGGTGAGCGACATCGAGTCAGTCGAGCTGACCATTGATACCTCAACGGTGATGGCAACGCAGGACTACGTCGACGACAAGCTCGCTGAGCATGAGCAGTCCCGCCGCCATCCTGATGCAACGCTCACCGCTAAAGGTTTCACTCAGTTAAGCAGTGCGACTGACAGCGCGTCTGAGAGCGTCGCAGCGACGCCTAAAGCGGTTAAGGCGGCGTATGACCTTGCAAAAGGGAAATATACGGCTCAGGACGCCACCACGGCACAAAAGGGTGTCGTTCAACTCAGTAGCGCGACGGACAGCACGTCTGAGAGCGTCGCAGCGACGCCGAAAGCGGTCAAAGCGGCTTATGACCTTGCTAAGGCGAAATACACGGCTCAGGACGCCACCACGGCGCAAAAGGGTATCGTCCAGCTCAGTAGTGCGACTAACAGCACATCTGAGGCGCTGGCGGCGACGCCGAAAGCCGTCAAGGCCGCGAATGACAACGCTAACGGACGCGTGCCATCAGGGCGCAGGATTAATGGTCATGCGCTGACTGATGATTTTGATATCAGCGTTCAGGATATTTTCAACGGGCAGGCCGTGGCGATTGGCAACGCTATGGATTTGAACGCCTACACCACGGCTGGATTGTATTTCCAGCCGATGACTGCTTATGCGCAATCCGGGAGGAATTACCCGGAAGCGCTTGCCGGGTCGCTTGAAGTTTACAAGCACGCCGGGATTACGCAGATTTACCGGATTTATCATAATTCGCGGTCCTATATTCGCACGCAATACAGCGGTTCGTGGTCAGCGTGGGTAAAGCAGTATGATGCGGCAAATAAACCCACTGCCGGAGATGTTGGTGCGATTCCTCTGAGCGGAAGCACCGAGGTCAAAGGTCTGATTAGAAATGCTGCTGAGTTTCAGTCAACATCTGCAAACAGTTTCCGTATTGCGTACGGTGATTACGGTACATTCTGGCGTAATGATGGCAATAATCTTTATCTGATGCTGACCAATAAAGGAGACGCTTATGGATCTTATAACGCGCTTCGTCCTTTATGGGTTAATTTGGCAACAGGTGCATTACAGTCGGGTACGCCGCTAACCGTTAATAATACGATTAATGCGGATAAAGAAGTTACAGCGGGCTATAGCGGTCCATTTGCCTGGGTTGAACAGTACAAAGCGAAAGCGCCATTTTTCAATGCGTATTCAACTACCGCCACGAGTGAATACCATCCGGTAATCAAACAACAAGCGACCATTGTGAGTAAAAACTCCTGGGCATTTTCGATGGGGTCTCTGGTTGCTGGCGATGAACTTTCATGGCATCTGCATATGAAAGGCAGTGGCGGATCAGAGGTTAATTTTAAATGGGACACTAAAGGAAACTTTAACGCGCCGGGACAGGTGAATCCGGGAAGCTATGCCAATTTTGATAACCGCTATTACACCAAAACGCAATCCGATGCGGGATATATGCCTAGAACGGGCGCTTACACCAAAGCGGAGAGTGATGGGCGCTTCCAGCCAAAAGGCAATTACACCCCGGCGGGTCAGGCTTATACCAAAGCGGAGTCGGATGCGCGTTACGGAGTCGGTAAAACGACGACAGGTAATAACAGCGCTTACTACACGCATGGTAATGGTGCTGTGTTTATGCAGTCTGTGAGAAATATCTCGGTCGGCAATAATGCCACTGTAACCGTGACACTGCCTACGTCGTTCCCGAACGGGATACTCGGTATCGGTTCGAGTTATTACGGTGCAGGGGGTAATAACTCTGCATCATTTTATCTCTGTTCGCCTGTCGGGAAAAATCAGGTGAAAATTGAAACCCATAACTGCAACGGAACATTTTATTTAAACGTAACGGGTTACTGATATGCAGAAATATTTCAGCAATACAGATAAAAGCTTTTACCTTGAGGAAACTGTCAAAACCTATGAAGAACAGGGTATTCCCGTTCCGTCAGACCTGATGACAATAACCGATGCTGAATATGAAGCCTTTATGGTTTCACCTGACCGGAAAGCGCCTCAGTACAATGTTGAATCAGAATGCATGGAATGGGTCGACATCGAACCGCCTACACGCGAGGAGGCTATCGAAAATGCTGAGTCATTAAAGGCGCAGCTCTTGTCTGTTGCAGCTCAGGCCATAGCACCATTGCAGGATGCGGTCGATTTGTCGATGGCGACAGATGAGGAAATGGCGAGTCTGTCGGCGTGGAAGAAATACCGGGTTTTACTTAACAGGGTTAATACCAGTGAGCCTGACGAAATTGCATGGCCTGAATCACCGTTAACAGAGTAATAAAAAACCCGCGTCAAGCGGGTTTAATCATAGGGGCATTCTTCATAGTCTTTTTCTGTTTCGTCACCGGTAAACAGTCTGAGCCAGCAAAAGCCAAAGAGCCACCATGCAGCCAGACCACCAACAACCCAGAGTAAAATCGTCATTATCGCTTCCTCGTTAATGTCGAAACGATAGCGACAATACCCACTCATTGATAATGGTTATCAGCGATCAATTAAGCGTGATTGATCGCTGATAACGATCAATAACCCTTTCTTCACACGGTAATCGGATTGCGCGTTGTGCTGTCACTCCCCCAACGGCCTTTCGTTTCTCACGTCCCGCACACAACAGAAAATAGTCGCACCCCTTAACCACGGAGTTAAACGGATGAGCGACTATCATCACGGCGTCGAGGTCATCGAGATTAACGATGGCACGCGCACCATTTCCACCGTTTCCACAGCCATCATTGGCATGGTCTGCACGGCCAATGATGCTGACGATTCAACATTTCCGCTAAATGAGCCGGTGCTGATTACCAGCGTGCAAAACGCTATCGGTAAAGCCGGTAAGCTCGGCACCCTGTCAAAATCCCTGCAAGCCATTGCCGACCAGTGCAAGCCGGTCGTTGTGGTTGTGCGCGTTGCCGAAGGTATTGAAGACCCGGACGACCCGGAAGCGGCGCAGAAAGAAACCATTTCCAACATCATCGGCACGACCGACGAAAACGGCCAATACACCGGACTGAAAGCGCTGCTGACCGCCAAAACCGTCACCGGCGTCAAGCCGCGCATTCTCGGCGTGCCGGGGCTGGATTCTCTGGAAGTGGCGACCGCGCTCGCGGCGACCTGTCAGAGCCTGCGCGCGTTTGGCTATATCAGCGCGTGGGGCTGCAAGACCATTTCCGAAGCTATCGCCTACCGTGAGAATTTCAGCCAGCGTGAGCTGATGGTCATTCACCCTGATTTTCTGGCGTGGGACACCACGGCGAATCAGACCGATATTGCATGGGCGACCGCCCGCGCGCTCGGCCTGCGTGCCAAAATCGACCAGGAGACGGGCTGGCACAAAACGCTGTCTAACGTCGGCGTGAACGGCGTCACCGGCGTCAGTGCCTCGGTCTCGTGGGACTTGCAGGAGAAGGCCACCGACGCGAACCTGTTGAATCAGGCCGGTGTCACGACGTTGATCCGTAACGACGGATTTAAATTCTGGGGCAACCGTACCTGTTCCGACGATCCGTTATTCCTCTTTGAAAACTACACCCGCACGGCGCAGGTGCTGGCCGACACGATGGCGGAGGCGCACGCCTGGGCGATTGATAAACCCGTCACCGCAACGCTTATCCGCGACATCGTCGCCGGTATCAATGCGAAATTCCGCGAGCTGAAAAACAACGGCTATATCGTTGACGGCTCCTGCTGGTACGACCCGGAGTCAAACAGCGTGGAAACGCTCAAGGTGGGGAAACTGTATATCGATTACGACTACACCCCCGTCCCGCCGCTGGAAAACCTGACCCTGCGCCAGCGCATCACTGATACCTATCTGGCGAACCTGTCAGAGTCGGTCAACAGCTAAGGAGCTCTGAGCATGGCATTACCACGCAAACTGAAATACCTGAACATGTTCAACGATGGCCTGAGCTACATGGGCGTTGTTGAATCCGTCACCCTGCCAAAGCTGACCCGCAAGCTTGAGAAATACCGCGGCGGCGGGATGCCGGGCTCGGTATCGATTGACCTCGGTCTCGATGACGATGCGCTGTCGTGCGAGTGGACGCTCGGCGGTCTGCCCGACGTCGAGCTGTGGGCACAGTACGCCTCCCCGGGCGCGGACAGCGTACCGTTGCGCTTTACCGGCTCATACCAGCGCGATGACACCGGCGCGATTTCTGCCGTTGAGGTGGTCATGCGTGGCCGTCACAAAGAGTACGACGGCGGCGAAAACAAACAGGGCGAAAGCGGCACGACCAAAATCTCGACCGAATGCGCGTACTACCAGCTCACGATTGACGGCAAGGAGGTCATCGAGATTGACGTCATCAACATGGTGCTGAAAGTCGACGGCGTCGACCGTCTGGCAGAGCATCGCAAGGCCATTGGCCTGTAACCCCCTTAACCGGTCAGTCAGGCTGGCCGGTCACTTAACTTTGACGAGAGCAACATCATGGAAAACAACATCGAAACCGGCGTTACAGAAATTGAAGTCATCGAAACCAAAAAGCCACACGTCGTGACCCTCGATAACCCCCTCATGCGCGGTGAGCAAAAAATCGGAGAGGTGACGGTTTCAAAACCTAACGCGGGAACCCTGCGCGGGGTGTCGCTGGCCTCGCTGGCAAACTCTGACGTTGACGCGCTGATTAAGGTGCTGCCGCGTATGACCTACCCGGCACTCACCGAGCATGAAATTGCCCGTCTGGATGCCTCAGACCTGATGCAGTTCGCCGCTGAGGTGATTGGTTTTTTGTCGCCATCTTCGGCTCGCTGACGTTCCCCGCAAAACTTTCGGTCGATGACCTGATGGCGGATATCGCGGTGATTTTTCACTGGCCGCCATCAGAGCTGTATTCCCTTAGCGTGACCGAGCTCCTCACATGGCGCGACAAGGCGCTACAGCGAAGCGGAAACCACTATGAGCAATAACGTCAGAATCGAGGTGCTGCTTAACGCAGTAGACCGGGCAAGCCGACCGCTAAAAGCTATCCAGAACGCCAGCAAATCCCTCGCTGGCGATATCCGCAACTCACAGACGACCCTGCGCGACCTTAACGCGCAGGCGTCCCGAATTGACGGATTCAGGAAAGCGAGCGCACAGCTTGCCGTGACCGGTCAGTCGCTTAACAAAGCGAAACAGGAGGCCGCAGCGCTGGCCGTCCAGTTTAAAAACACGGAAAACCCCACCAAAGCGCAGGCGCGCGCGATGGAGGCGGCAAAAAAATCCGCCGCTGACCTGCAACTCAAATATAACGGGCTCAGGCAGTCGGTACAGCGCCAGCGCACCGAGCTTGCTCAGGCCGGGATTAATACCCGAACGCTGTCGGCTGACGAGCGTCGCCTTAAAACCAGCATCAGCGAGACGACCGCCCAGCTTAACCGGCAACGTGAGGCGCTGGCGCGGGTCAGCCAGCAACAGGCAAAGCTAAGCCGGGTTAAAGAGCGGTATCAGTCCGGTAAATCCCTCGCGGGTAGTGCGGCGGCGGCTGGCGCTGCCGGTGTCGGAGTTGCCACGGCTGGCACCATGGCCGGGGTAAAACTGCTGATGCCTGGCTATTCGTTTGCACAGAAAAACTCTGAGCTGCAAGCCGTGCTCGGGGTCGACAAACAGTCGGCCGAAATGGAGGCGTTACGCAAACAGGCCAGACAGCTCGGCGACAATACCGCCGCATCTGCGGACGACGCAGCAGCAGCACAGGTAATCGTGGCTAAATCTGGAGCCGATAAAGACGGGATTCTGGCGCAAACCCCTGCCATTTTGGATATGTCTTTGGCGAACAAAAAAACAATGGAGGAAAACGCCACCTTACTCATTGGCACCAAGTCGGCATTTGGTCTTGCTGATGATAAAGCTTCACATATTGCTGACGTTATATCTATGGCGATGAATAAAACCCAGGCCACCTTTGAGGGATTGAGTGATTCGTTAACATATGTTGGCCCGGTAGCTAAAGATGCCGGTGTCAGTCTGGAAGAAACCGCCGCGATGCTGGGCGCGTTACACGATGCCAAAATCACAGGCTCAATGGCAGGCACTGGAGGCCGTGCAGTGTTAAGTCGCTTGCAGGCACCGACAGGAAAAGCCTATGAAGCCATTAAAGAGCTTGGCGTAAAGACAATGGATGGCAAGGGCAATACACGCCCGATATTTACCATATTGAAAGAAATGCAGGCCAGCTTTAATCGCAACAACCTCGGGACAGGCCAGAAAGCCGAATATATGAAAACCATATTCGGTGAGGAAGCCAGCTCCGCCGCCAGTGTATTGATGGCCGCAGCAGCAAGCGGAAAACTGGATAATCTGACCAGGGTAATTCAGGAATCTGATGGAAAAACCGCTGAGCTCGTTAAAATCATGCAGGACAATCTCGGCGGCGACTTTAAAGAGTTTCAGTCTGCTTATGAGGCCGTGGGTACTGACCTGTTTTTCCAACAGGAGGACGCTCTGCGCAAACTGACGCAGACGGCCACGCGATATGTTTTGAAACTCGATGGCTGGATCACCCGCAATAAATCACTGGCGACCACTATCGGTGTTGTAGCCGGTGGCGCACTGGCGCTCATTGGTGTGATTGGCGGGATTGGCCTGATTGCGTGGCCGGTGGTGATGGGGATTAACGCCATTATCGCCGCCGCAGGTCTGCTGGGAACGGTCTTTACCGTTGCCGGTGGCGCAATAGTGACTGCTGTCGGTGCCATCAGTCTGCCGGTGGTCGCGGTCGCCGGTGCGGTGGTGGCCGGGGCGCTCCTGATTCGTAAATACTGGGAGCCCATCAGCGCATTCTTTTCGGGCGTGGTGGAGGGGCTTAAAGCGGCATTTGCGCCGGTGGCGGAAATCTTCTCGCCGCTGACGCCGGTGTTTGATTCCATCATCGAGAAATTGCGCGGTGTCTGGCAGTGGTTCACTGACCTGATAGCACCGGTCAAGGCAACGCAGGAAACGCTGGACCGCTGCAAAAATGTCGGCGTGGCGTTTGGCAAGGCGCTGGCCGATGCGTTAACGGCTCCCTTGAACGTCTTTAACAGCTTGAGCGGCAAAGTCGGCTGGCTACTGGAAAAGCTCGGGGTTATCAAAAAGGAGTCGGACGGCCTCGACCAGACTGCCGCTAAAGCCAGTGCCGCAGCCGGTGCGCAAAGCGGGTCTTATATTCCGCAGACGTCCGTTTATGGCGGTTATCAGATGTACCAGCCAGTGACGGCACCTGCTGGCCGGTCCTATGTCGACCAGAGCAAGCGTGAATACAACATTAATCTGTCGGGTGGCGTTGCGCCGGGAACTGACCTCGACCGGCAGCTCCGGGAAGCAGTCGAAAAACTCGACCGGGAAGAAAGAGCACGCCAGCGCTCAAGTATGCGCCATGACGGATGAGGGCTAAAACATGTTAATGGTACTGGGTTTATTTGTGTTTGAACGCCGCACGCTGCCGCATCAGTCCATGCAATATTCGAAGGATTACCGATGGGTGTCAAATGACCGCATCGGTAAACCCCCGGCTTATCAGTATCTCGGCGAGGGGGAAACCTCGCGCACGCTTTCGGGCGTGCTGTACCCCGAAATCACCGGTGGACGCCTGTCGCTGACGGCCATCGAACTGATGGCCGACGAGGGCAGAGCATGGCCGCTGATTGACGGAACAGGCATGATCCACGGTATGTATGTCATCGATAAAGTGACCCACACGCACACCGAATTATTCAGCGACGGCGCGGCCAGAAAAATTGAGTTTAGCCTCTCGCTGAAACGGGTCGATGACTCGCTCGCGGCGATTTACGGCGACCTGAAAACGCAGGCCGACAATCTGGTGACGTCTGCCGGTAACTGGATTGGAGGGCTGGCGGGATGATTACGGGTCTGAATATTCAGGCCGGGGCGCAGATTGCTCCGGCGTTTATGCTCACGCTCGATGGCGATGATATCACGCAGAATTTCAGCGACCGGCTAATCAGTCTGACCATGACGGACAATCGCGGATTCGAGGCTGACCAGCTCGACATCGAGCTTGACGACACCGACGGGCTTGTCGAGCTGCCGCCGCGCGGTGCAAAACTGACGCTGTGGCTGGGCTGGCAGGGCTCAGCCTTGCTGAATAAGGGCAGTTTCACGGTCGACGAAATCGAGCACCGTGGCGCGCCTGATACACTGACCATCAGGGGGCGCAGCGCTGATTTTCGCGGGTCGCTGAACTCTCGCCGGGAGCAGTCATGGCATGACACCACGCTCGGCGTCATTGTTGAGACCATCGCTGTGCGTAACAAACTCACGGCCAGCGTGGCTGACACGCTGAAAGCGATCCCCGTGCCTCACATTGACCAGACGCAGGAATCCGACGCGGTGTTTCTGTCCCGCCTTGCTGACCGTAACGGTGCATCAGTGTCGGTGAAAGCGGGGAAACTGCTGTTCCTGAAAGCCGGTAGCGGTCGGACGGTCAGCGGCAAGCCCATCCCGCAGATGACGATCGAACGCGGCGACGGCGACCGTCATCAGTTTGCGATTGCTGACCGTGAAGCCTACACCGGTGTAACGGCTAAATGGCTGCACACAAAAGACCCGAAGCCGCAAAAGCAAAAGGTGAAGCTCAAGCGCAAGCCGAAGGAGCAGCACCTGCGGGCGCTGCAACACCCAAAAGCGACAAAAACCACGTCAAAGGCCGGAGCCAGAAAAGAGCAGGAGGCGCGCGAGGGCGAGTATATGGTCGGTGAGTCTGAGAACGTGCTGGAGCTGACGACCATCTACGCGACAAAGGCGCAGGCCATGCGTGCAGCTCAGGCGAAGTGGGACAAAATTCAGCGCGGAGTCGCGGAGTTTTCAATCTCGCTGGCTATTGGTCGTGCTGATTTATTTCCTGAAACGCCGATAGCGGTCAAAGGCTTTAAGCGCGTTATAGACGAGCAGGCCTGGGTAATCAGCCGGGTGGTGCACTACCTTAACGGGAGCGGCTACACGACGGGCTTAGAGCTTGAGGTTAAGGTTTCGGATGTAGAGTATGAAAGCGAAGAATTAACGCAATAAATGTCTTTTATGTGTTTGATATATAAGGATTTAATGGTTAAAATTGGTTCATCAATAACGCTCTGAGGTGTTCGCCATGTTCCACTGCCCTAAATGCCATTACGCCGCCCACGCTCGCACAAGTCGCTATTTTTCCGATACGACAAAAGAGCGGTATCATCAGTGCACAAACATCAATTGCAGTTGCACGTTCGTCACCACTGAGACGGTCGAGCGCTTTATCGTTTCGCCGGGTGAAGTAGTACCAGCGCCGCCGCACCCGACTCAATCAGGCCAGCAACAAATCCACTGGATGTGA